AAGAAGTACGGAGAAAACAAGAGCGTAGACCTTACAACTTTAGGCGAGAAAATAACACAACCACCAATAACATGGGCGGCGCCAGAAAAAAACTAATTGCTAACTCTATTACCACAATATAAACCCTTATTCATTAACCCGCCTCCTAATCGCTACCACTTCATAACAGGCGGCAGGGGGTCGGCTAAGTCTTACCATGTTTCGCTACTGCTTTTAAACCTCACCTTTGAACCGGGTCATGTTATTCTGTTCACTCGTTGGACTATGGTATCTGCTCACATTTCAATTATCCCTGAGTTCCTAGAGAAGATTGAACTACTTAATCTTAGCCACCTTTTTAACATTACGCTAAACGAGATCATACACAAAGAGACGGGCAGTAGGATCATATTCAAAGGGATAAAAACAAGCCAAGGAACAGCAACCGCGAACCTTAAATCTATCCAAGGGGTGACTACCTTTGTTGTAGACGAAGGCGAAGAATTCCATGATGAAGACTCTTTTGATCGAATTGATTTATCTATCCGATCAGTAAACAACTGCAACAGGGTATTGATAATTATGAACCCTAGCAATAGGGAGCATATGTTATACAAAAAGTTTACCCCAGAACACCCGCGCGAAGATGTAACATACATTCACACTACCTACCTAGACAACATTAAGAACCTTAGCCAGTCCTTCTTAGATCAAGCGGATAGGATTAAAGCCATCAACTTAGCAAGGTATGAACATCTATTCTTAGGGGTATGGACAGACAGCCAAGAGGGGCTACTTTGGAATCACGGTATAATTGAAAGCAACCGCGTAAACTTTGCCCCGATCCTAGTACGCAAGATCGTAGCTATTGACCCCGCGATAAGTGCAACGGCTAAAAGCGACGAGACGGGGATTGTAGTTTTAGGCGTGTGCAGTAAAGGCGACGTGTATGTACTTGAGGATATGTCCGGAGTCTATTCTCCTAACGAGTGGGCGCAGGTTGCTAAAGATTGCGCGGTAGCTCATAACTGCGATTGTTATGTAGCCGAAAGCAATCAAGGGGGTGACATGGTATCGAGCAATTTAAAGAGCGTAGACCCACTACGGAGGGTTAAATTAGTGCGAGCCACAAGAGGGAAGCATACTAGAGCCGAACCCGTTTACGGAATGTACGAGCAAGGCCGCGTGAAGCATGTTGGCTACTTTAGCAAACTAGAGTCTCAAATGGTAAGCTGGAACCCTACCGACCAAACTAAAAGCCCTGATAGAGTAGATGCATTGGTCTGGGGTGTGACTGATTTAATCCTATCCAATAACGCAATAGGCACGAGTAGCAGCGGAAAAAAACCTAGACATGAGCCAAGGAGATTATAATAGTATCACTTTTTATTTAAGGTGATAAACTCTCACCGATCAAACACAATTAAACACTAGGAATTTATAACTCTAACTTTTTAAACGATATACTTAAGGGGTGGGCGTAATGTTTTAAAAAGCATTACGCCCTTTTTTTTTGTACTTTTGTCAGGCGCGTTTGTTTAATCACTATTATGCGCGCGAAAATTAAACACTATGCAGAAGATTAAACTAGGCAATTTTCCTTTCAACGTCCCGCAACGATGGCAAGACATCACACCCGCCAAGCTTAAGCAGTTAGAAGGAACGAAGTCAAACCAGATTAAGCAGCGGGTTCACATCTTATGCGACCTGCCAGAGATAGAACTAAGCGCAGACATCTATCTAGCTATCTACGAAATGTTATCCTTTATCGAAGAAGTGCCAGAGCTTGTACCTAACCGCTTAGACTTGCCTCCTTTGCTTAATTGGATTAGTGCAGAGTGGACGTTTGCAGAGTTTGAGATGGCACGGAAAATAGCAGCCAACCACTTAAACGAGTTAGGCGTTACATTATATGCACTTGCTCAGATTAAAGGCTTAGAGCGAAACTATCTAGAGGCGGGATGTAAAGCGTTAGACGGGCTTAATCTGTTTATAGAACAATGGGCGCAGTTTGATTTAGACAGCGACAAGAACGAACCTACCGACCTAGAAGAGATGGCGGGAATAGATCGCCTTCAAGCCTTTGGAGTCTATCCAATCCTTGAGAGTGTAGGTGCTAAGTACGGAAAGTATCCTAGCGAGATAGAGACGCAGCCCGCGGGTTGGGTTATGCAGGAATACATTTACACAATTGAGCGCCAAAGATATACGGATAATTTGCGTAAATTGCAGCCAACTAAATAACTAGCTATGGAAATGGAAATTAAAAAACCACTTGGAGATTTTATACTAACCAATGCAGAAGGGACACAGACCGAAAATGGCGTATACTATCATTATAGCGAGGTGTGTAATCTATTAAAAAAATATGAAAAGAAATTATTTATAGATAGTAATGTAGGGCAAAGCGAACAGTTAATTAACTTTTTGAAATGGGTAGGAGATGGTTATGACTTTGATAAAAACGCAGAAGCTATTGTAAAAGAATATTTAAACGAAGGCAATTAATAAGGCAATAACCTTAACTTAAAAACATGAGTACATTCACAACTATAAACAATGCCTTTGCTTCAATAGTTACAGCCGCCTACTCTAATACTAAGCAGGTAATCGGAACGCCTGACCAAGTGGCTAAGGTAGAACTAGCAGACGGGCAAGACCTATTTGCTATCTATGCTAACTATGCGCTACTACCCAATGAGCTGACCGGTGCAGTAGAACAGACGGAAAACTTCGGCTTTTATGTCGGCAAACCTGACACATTTCAAAGTACCTCAGTAGAGCAGAACACAATTATAGCCGCTTGCGATGTTATAGCTAATACAATACTAGCCGCCTTCGATGCTGCCACACTTACCAACGGCTTAGGAATGGAGAACATTAAGAAGACACCAGTCTATAAGCGGAACGGAGAAACAAGTTCGGGCCTATGGGTTACGTCAACCATCAATGCGGTAGTACCATGTTAAAGCTTCAGCTCGCATTTAGAGACGGAGCCAATAAGACTATTGATAAGCTGCAATCCAACATAAGAGAAAAGGCCCCTACCCAATTTGGGCCTATGAACAATACAGGGGAAGCGGCCAACTCTCTGAATTATAGATGGGTTTCTGAGAATCGCATCCAAGTTTATAGCGATATGCCAGGTCAGTTTAATTACATAATGACTTTAGAAACAGGACGAGCGCCAGGAAAGCGACCGCCAACCTCACCAATATTAGAATGGATCAAGTCACGAGGTATTCAACCTGCCGACATAACCCAAAAAAGCCTAGCCTTTTTAATCGCTCGTAAGATCGGTTTAGAAGGTTCTCTTGTTTTCAGAAAGGGAGGCAATACGGGCATAATTTCTGAGGTACAAAGTGAGCAATGGATAATAGATAACTTTGTTAAGCCATTAGAGCTTGAGTTAAATAGAGGCTTTACAGAGGTCTTAAGAGAAGTACTTAATTAATTAGAACTATGCCAACATTCGTTTACGTAACAGACCCGACTACAGGAGCAGCCTATGAAGAGGACGCACTACTTTATGAGATCGCTAACCAATACGCAATAGGTTCAATTGCTGACGATGGCGGGAACCTTCAAGTAGAGCTCGGCACAACAGGAACATCGGAGGCCGTAGCTGCAGGGGTGGTTTATCTGTCAATATTAGACGGGCTTGATAATACTGAGACTAGCGTAGTTAGTGTTTTATCCTCGACCTCTACAGAAATAACAGTAGACTTTACTTATTCAGGCTCCATACCTTCGTCTGGTAATGCTCGGATAGTAGAAGCGCGAGACTTTACAATCAAAACAGGTTACACGGGAATCGCTGCACAGCCATTTAAGAGCGCAAGCATAAACATGCGGCCAGACTTAAACGGGCTTTATCGGATTAACGCTAAGAGGTCTGCCGTTAGTAGATTCGACTTTACAAGCGATCCCAACGATAATACTGTTTACTCTCACAATACAACTGTCTCGGTTTACCCTGACTCAGTAGGAAGCAAGACAGCGATCACAGCATACAAGCACGTAACAGGAACAACTCCAGCGGCCACGATTGCTTACACGGGATGCCGTCAATTAGTGTCTCAGATCGTCTCTAACAAGTATGTAATTGGATTAGAAAGCACAGCAGAAATAGATGCCGCAGTTGACACAACGGTTGACATATTAGGGTACACGGGAAAGACTTACACAGTAGATTTTGAAACTAACATAGCAGACGCAGACACAACAATAACACCCTCAAGTGGTGACTTTTTTACATTAGTAACTGAGGACTCAGGGCAAACTATTACAGGGGTTATATTTAACACAACCGAAGCGGATAGAGTTAGTTTAGAGTTTGCGTTTGATGACGGCGGAGGTACTCCCATATCTTATGTATTTGAGTTCACTTCAATACTAGCACTAAGTAACAAGACCTGTTGCGGTGGTGAGATGTTCTTGTATTGGCATCCTAACGGGGGATGGGTTTACTATGAGTTTAATAGAATAGCCATAACGAACAACTCAGGAGGTTTGCCAACGTTTACTCAAAATTCTAATGTAGTTAGGTCGGTGGCTTATTCTAGACAACAAGACGTACTTAGTCTAATTGCAGACGTAGAAGGGGAGACGGTATTCGATTACCTTAATCAGATATTCTTCACGATGCAAGTTTATAGCGTAATAGGAACGACGTACACCCGTTACAATATCACAAGCGCACAGAAAGCCAGCAAGCGAACTAGGCCCTTTATAGCAACTTCTAATAGGTTCAGAATAACATTAGAAAAGGCTGAGATATTAACGCGCATAAACGAGGGTAAATGATCTACGCGATACTAGATGGCAAGTACAAGATAGACGGATTCGACCCCGTCCAAGTACTTAGTATAACATTTGCCGAGGCTGAATTTAGAAACATTGTAACGCGAGGGGGCACACTTAGCAATCAAGTTAAGCTTGCGAAGACAGGGAATAATCAGCGGACACTAGGGCTATTGGACGAGGTGAAAGCGAGAACCCTACAGGCTTATAAACTTTTTGAGGCTGATTTGTACATTGACAACCTTAAAGTGTTTAGCGGTAACATGACGATTTTGGAAAGTAACGACTATATCACGGTTCGTTTCTTTTCAAGTAGCGCGGGTTTCTTTAGCAGTATTAAAGGCAGGAAGTTAAACACAATAGATTTAAGCGCGTTTAATCATACTTGGACG